TGATTTTTAAAAGTTGTTTTGATTTGTTGCGCCTCATCTTTTTCGTGAAGTTTACTTCCATAATTAAAGATTTGATAAGCATTGGTTTAAAGACCGTGTTATTGTCATTCTGTTGGTCCGTTTTATTTTACTGTTTAAAAGGGGACGTTGTACTTAGTATGACTCAAGTTTTGGGTCTTACTTTCCCCTGCTCTATTGAAAAAGAGAGTATGACGGATTTTGCTATTTGTATCTTAACAAGTGGTGCGGTATCTATTTTAAGTGTGTATTACCGGTCTATTGCTGAGCCCATGATTCAATTCGTTGGGCTTAGTGGTAGTAAAGTTGGCTATAACCATCCTTCGACTTTTGTCACTCTTATTCGTAACTTTTTATTTGTTATATATTTTGTTGCGTTTTTGATGTATGTTAGACGATTGTCTCAGTTGGTTAGGGCAAATAACAATGCACACAACAAGTTAAGCGTTCGTAAACGTCTTGCGGAAGTGACGGAAGTTGCTCCTAAGACCATACGATCAATTCAAACTGTAGGTAGTCTTCTGACGGCTTATGGAGTTGAATCCCTTAGACTCAAAACAGTCAATGTTATTGCGTCGACTCTGAAAGGAAATGGGTTTTCTAAAGCTAATAAGATTTCGGTCTCAGCGGCTTTGGATGTGATTGTAAGTCAGTTTGCGAAACGCAATCTCGTCTATAGAAACCTGAAAGGAAGGGTTAATAAGAAGTACTTAATGTGTTTCGAAAGAATCCCTCCTCCTGTTAAAAGTCATGTTGTTTTAACCTACTTGATTGACGGTTTAGATGTGCTTGAGATGACAGATGATGAGCTTACTATTTTAGTTGCCGTCTACACCATCCTTGCCCACACAATCCCTTTGGGGGTTTTCCCGGAAGCTAAAGGAAAGAATAAGCGACATCGTTTCGTTAAAGGTTCTCCAACCTCTAGAGGAATTGATTTGGCAGATGCTCAGTATTTTATGGATCTCTATGAGGCTTTTGTGACTGATGTCATTGATGATGAGAAATTTGACCAAGTTCTAGCTAACTATGGCATTGACGACGATATGTTGCAAGTCATGGAAGATGCATATTACATATACCTTGATAATCCTGAGGCTGACAGCGCACGCGCTTGGCAGTCTTACCTATCTCAAAATCAGTTTGGATGGGAAGAAGTTGAGGATAGTGATGAAGATGAGGATTCTTTTGAAGAAGATCGTCGAGCACACATTGAAGAGGATGATGAACTTATGGAGGATTACCGAAAGGGCCACCATGAACATCCTGATGATATGGAAGATAGGACAAGGAACAGGTTCTCCGCATTAGCTGAAAGGGACTATGATGATGCTCCGGATTTCCCAGATTATGATCCAGAAGGAAGAAAGCGCAAGTGTGTTGTTCTACCTGAAGGTAATTCTCCTCTGTTTAAGAAGATGGTAAATCGATATCGGAAGTGGGCTTCTCCAGGACCCGTTTTTGTAGAAGGTAGGACGGTTATTAAGATGGTTAAACAACCAACTGGACAATCGACTATGAGGCACGTGCTGCAAAGCATGGCCGGAGTGACTTGGCAGTGGCTTTCCCGATGGCTTTCTTGGCTATCTGGTCAGCAGACAATTTTGATGCCTTATATCTTCCCTCCTGGGTTAAGTGTTAAGGATGCACGGAAATATTGCGAACAGCATATGGATTCTTTCCGAGAGGAAAATCCGTGGGTTGAAGAAGCATTTAAAACCTCGACAGAATTTGTTTATGAGTTTACGACTCCACTAGCTATGCACCAAATCTTAGTTGATCAATTTCCAGATGGTCGTACCGTAGATCCGTCAGAACTAGATAAAGAACCTGAGGACAGCATTCCCATGATGGCGAAAAATGTTTATAGGATTATCGATCAGAAAATTCAAAGTGGAGAGATTCAGTTTGAAGCCAAACATGGCAATAAAGAACTTATGGAGTTGCTCCAAGTCTTATTACAAGAAATCGGTGAACTTAGGACAGAAGTACGTAATATCAAATTTGTGCAGCCTGAAGGTCGATGTCCCGATGCCTTACAGCTCGTGACACCTTATGCAGATAATAAAATCGCTTTCTTAGTTGACAGCGAGAATTCTAAAAAGAGATGGGCAACCATTTTAGCAGAAGGATGTTACTTGACATGTGTAACGAAAGTTATACACAAAGGACAGTCACGGTGTTTTACTACAGCACACGCTACGGCGTTGATGAGTGGTGGAAATCCAAACAACATTTTTGTTGTGACTTCCAATGAGAATATTACTATTCCGATCCAGGAGTGGTTTAAGGGTGACGGTGACCTTATCTTTACTAGTAATGATAGATTGAATAGAGCTATGTCCTCCACGGGATCTTTTAAAGAACAGTTGACGAGTGTGAAATCACAAGTTGCTTTGGTTATGCCACGGGCTACCTCTCCTACGAGGTTTGTTACCACGGTGTCTTCTCGAGCTGACCTCACTAATGATGGTTTTGTTTTTAGGAACATTACTGATAAAGGTGATTGTGGAACAGCATATGTAACTCCAGATAATGGGGTTTTTGCTATCCATGCAGGCAGTTACGGTGATGACATCGGAAATGTTGGCGTCCCATTGCTCTTGAGGTATTTTGCTCCTCCAGCTGGCGTATCAGTTCTTCTGCCCCTTCTAGGGTCGGATTTAGGTTTACCGCTTCAAGCGGACGCCCCTGTAGAGCTTGGCACTGGTAGTTTTTCTGTACCCACAGTTTCTACCACTGTCTCCACTCAACCACAGCCTACTATTAGTGCTCCCCCGGCTCAAGCCAATGGGGCAGTAGCAGGCCGAGTCAATGTTCTTTCGTCTACTCATATTGTTGGAGCAAATCCTGGAAGGGAAGTTTCGACGGATGAGGTCTCCCAGTCTATCGCAGTAAATCCAGAAATGGTTGTTAGTAACGAAGCTAGGAGTGAAAAAAGTAAAAAACCTAAACCACAGAAGGCTTCTTCTGGGCAGCAGTCAGGTGCTAAACCAAAGGCTGCGCAGTCAGGTGATAAACCAAGGACAGCTCGGAAGACATTCTTAGTCGATGACTTCACAGAATTTCAATCTTGGCGTAAAGCTAAGCAAGAAGGCAAGAGTCAGTCTGCTGTGGTTCTTCCAAAAAACTCGAGCTCCCCCCTTGTGACTTAATGAGGGGGGTTCGCACGCACCCTGCTATGGGGTTGAGTCATATGGCCTTGAAGAGGCAGACCTGTAATGGGTTTGTCCATTTGGAGCCAATTGGTTTTATTCCGTCATTGCAGAGTAGGAGGAAATTTAAAGATGATCGGGCTAACCCTAGTCCACTCTTTGAACAATTTAGGAGAGAAGATAACGTGTCTGCGGAGGAAATCCTGCGCAGGAGGCAACACAAAGAAGTTGGCTATTCTGAAGAGAGACAAAAAGCACAAGAACGTAAGTTCGATGTTCCCGCACCTCAAGTGCCCGTGGAACGAGCAAAATTTGCTGACATTGCTGAAGACTATTGTTTTCGCATGTTACAAACGTGTTTAGTCGCTCCATTTTCAAGCCGGCAAGAATTTGATGCTAGTAAGGCACCCGGTCATCCCTATCCAAACTTCGGTTTGGATACTAAGGGAGCAGCGTTAGCCAGTGAGCTCCACAAAGAGTTACTCACTGCTATGCCAGATCCAATCTGGAAGTCTACCCCCAAAGGTCGTGAAGCAATTCCCGATGAGGACCTCTTGACAGGGAAGCTTAGAACTTTTCATCAAGTTTCACTTTATTTTGCAGCCTGGCAAAAATTTTTCTTCCAAAACCAAAACGAGGCGATGAAGCGAAGACATGGGTCTTTGTGGGGTAAGTACGGCTACGTTAAGCAGTACGGTGGACTGGACAGGATGTTTCGACGTCTGGAAAAGTTCACTACACGTTTTATGATGGATATATCCGGTTACGATCGGGTTGCCTTCTTGGAGCGTGTTTATCGGTTAAGAAGTAAAGGGTTAAAATTGGCTAATGCAGAGCTTTTCAGTAAGTTCTCGGCTATTTTTGATTGGGTTGTAAAGAATACAGTGACTCCTGTTACTAGTATGGTTGATGGTTCTATCTATCGACGCCAGACCGGGAATTGTTCCGGGTCTAACAACACCACTTCTGACAACACAATTCTTCACATTATCGTAATGATGTATTTTTGTTTAGTTACTTACTATAGAAAATTTGGACAAATTTTGGAATATGAGCAAATGGTGCAATATATGGATTCCTTTTTATTCGGCGATGACAATGCTACGGCGTTGGACGAGCAATTCTTTGGCTTTGAGTCAGAGATGGATTTGAAGGACTCTGTTGCATTTGCGTTTCAAGATTGGGGGTTCAAAGTTAAAGATAAAAGTTGGAAGTGCCAATATGGTGTGCAGCCAGGCGCTCCCGTTTCTGATATCGAATTTCTTGGTTCAACTGGAATCTGGGTGGAAAAGCTCCAAGCTTACCTCCCCAGACCCAGAGTTTCCAAACTTACTTTTTCGTTGTCTTGTTGTTATAGTGGTGAGGTTGAGACCTTAGAACAGTGCATAGCCAAAGTGGTGGATATTTTTGACTTATGTTGCTGGACTGAAGACTCGTGCCTCGTTGGTTCGATCTCAAAGTACGCGATGTTTCTCTATCGGAGGGCTACGTTGGAAATGAGTTCCTCAATCCCAGTGAGTATGTTAGACTCTCTTCTCCGCGTTGCAACGGGGGGGAGGGACTATACTCTCTTTTTGGGTTGGGAGTAAGTTATGTTTTCTTATTCCCGTGGTAGGTAGGTGGTATAGAAGGTGCCACTAATGAACCAACAAAACAAAAATGCAAAAAGAAAAACTCCTGCTCAAATCGAACGTCGGCGTAGGCGCCGAGCTGCCCTAAAAAAGCGCTCTGGTGAACCCGCTGGTGGTGTTGATATTGAGCCTGTACTTGTTACACGTAATAACCGTGCTACTCGACAATACCGTGTTGGTATGAGGGACATCGCTATGTCCCCCGTTTCTGCCCACCTTTCTGAATGCGCGAAGAAATTTTGCGCTGCTAGGACCGATCCTTGGTCCTCTATGGCTGATGGTGCGTGCATTCCCGATATGATAGTGTTAGCTTCACAGAAGTTGCGTTTCAGGTCTCGAGGGTTTTTCGCTACTGGCTTAGGTACAGTGGGTTGGATAACCCTAGACCCTTTTGCCATGCTGTGGAACGACGGTGTTCCTAACCCCCTAGCAATAGGGAGTATGGGCACAGGTCAGCCTATCGTTTTTACGACTGGCAACTCTTTCACTCCTCCCGATTACGAATGGGGGGGGTCTGGGAGTGCTTATGTTCCGGCTGGCGTGTCTGGGGCTAACTCTGACTCTACTTTTACCTCTGCCTTTTTAACTAACCCTGGCGGGGCCGGTTCTAAAATCGAGCCTCCTACTTTCCGTTTGGTCGGTGCAGGCATCCGTGTGCGTTACACAGGTGCTGCCGTCAATCGTGGAGGTCGGATTACCGCCTATCGGTCCCCTGATAACTCAGAAATAGATCATGTTTCTGGGTTGACTTCATCTAGGTTGTTACAAACCAAAGAAGCTATTACGGATATTGTATCTTCGGATTGGCACCATGTGTGCTATGTCCCTACACAGACAGTGTTTGTCTCTTACAATCCAGTAGTTTCTGTTGGTGCGTCTCCTACGTTTGGAGTTGGGGCCCCTATTAATTTTGCCAATCATCATTGTATGCTTTTGTATATCGACGCGCCTAGCTCGTTACCATTGCAGTTTGAATTTGATGTGCAGGCACATTTTGAAGTAATGGGTACTCAATTCGTTACTACTCCCTCCCATGCGGACCCTGTTGGAATGGCTGCTGTGCAAACAGCGCTTACACAATCTCCCATAACTGGTAATACAGCGTCGTCTGATTTTCGTTCGACGCTTGATAGGGCACTTGGTGCTCTCACTTATTCAGCTTCTGGTGTTGCGTATACAGCAGGCCGAGCCCTTGGCAGAGCTGCTATGACTGCGGATGCAGGAGTGTTTTCAAATTTTGATGGGGGTCAAAACCGGGCGGTTGGTCGAATTGGCAATGGGCCGGTGGTTGAAGCCCTCGATGA